CGGACGAGGTGGGGACACCGAGAACCGACAAGAGCAGGCGCTCGAAGCTCGATGCGCTCTTGCGGAACGGAGAGAAGAGCCATTCAAACAAGCCCACCACGCCCTCCGGCTGCTACGAGCCGGGGGGATTGGCCCCCGGTTCGCGCCCGTCAAAAAGGAGAAGGAAAACAAAAAACCGCGCTCACCTATACAATGCGCTATTGTCAGCTTTGGCGCAATAGGGGCGCGGCTTTTAGCGTATCAATATTGCTACGATATTTTTATCGTGGGGAACCTCAACCCGCATCGAGGGCACTCCCGATACTGTTTCTCGGGGTAGGTGTGCCGGACCCGGCACGACGGCATGCCGCAGAGCGGGCACGCGGGGGAGCTGGCGGGGGAAGAGAGCCGGCGGACGATCTCGCGGGCGACGTTCGGGGGGAAGATGAGTTTGTCCATTCTGTGCCTCCTACAGCAGCGCGATGCCGGGGTTGGCCGGCTGTTCGTTTTGGTGTCTCATTGCCATGTTCAGGGCCATGATGAGCGCAACCGGGCCGTCTATCTTGTTCTCCGGCCGCTCCTTGCGCGGATAGATGTTGTCCTTCGCGTCGTAATGCGCCACCACGTTCGACATCATCCAGGTCATAACCTTGTCGCCATCGAAGAATATCGCCCGGTTCAGAACCAGCTTTTCCAGCTCCTTCATCGGCTCGGAGAAATTCAGCACGGTTGGGCGAAGCTCGACCATCGGGAACTCTTCGGCCGTCAGCTCGGTGGAAAGCTGCGTCGCCTGGAACGGGTCATACGGAACCGATCGAATGTCGAACCTGGTCCTGGCGAGGCGGAGGTCTTCCTTGATGTATTCGTAATCCGTGACGGCTCCTGGCGTGACCGTCAGGAGACCCTCCAGCTCCCAGCCCTGATAATGCCGGTTCTGCGGCAGATCGACGGTATCCCGGGGCAGGTAGTATTTCCCGAATGCGTAGTATTTCGAATCCTTCCAGAACAGCAGCACTAGCGCAGCAACGTCGACCTTGCTCGCCAGATCCAGGGCGGCCACGCATGGCATCCCCTCGAACTGCTCGAGGGTGATATTCGGATCGGCGCACGCGTTCCATTTCAGCATGTTCATCCATGCGGTGTTCGCGTTGCACCAGACGTTGAGGTGTTTCGTCCGGATGATGTTCTGTTTGTGCGCGTTCTGGCACGCGTCGCGGAGCTGCGCACGGAGGAAGTCCTCGAACACCGACACGCCCAGGTTCGGATTTGCCTTCTTCCAGGTGTCGAAGTCGGTCCAGTCGTCGTTCTCGTCGATCGTGAAGATGATCCCGAAAAGCTGGTCGTTCTCGACAAGCCCGTCGAGCAGCTTCACCACCTCGTCGTGCTGCGCCTTGCACGGCCCGGCAAGGTTCGTCCCGGCCGTCGTGATGATCAGCATGAGCGGTTGTTCTCGGGCGCCCATGCCGGTGAGCATCGTATCGTGGAGGTCGGGCGCTTGGTGCTCGTGGTATTCGTCCACGATCGCGCACGAGGGGGAAGCGCCGTCTCCCGGCTTGCCGATGACGGGGGCGAACCTAGAGGCCGTCGAGAGCACCGTCATGGTCTTCGCGTTCACGTCGACGCCGAACGCGCGTTTCAGGCCGGGCGACTGATCCATCATCTGTTTCGCCGGTCGAAACACCTCCCACGCCTGCGCCTCGGTCGTGGCGCCGCAGTATACTTCCGCACCCTTTTCTTTGTCGGCGACCAGCATGTAGTTTCCGATGCCGGCGGCTATCACGCTTTTCCCATTCTTCCGGGGAACCTCGATGTAGGCCTTGCGGAACCGGCGTAGTCCGGTCGACTTCTCGACCCAACCGAAAAGCGCACAGAAGACGAACGCCTGCCACGGCTCCAGTCGGATCGGCTTCCCGGCCCACTTGCCCTTGACGTGAACCTGCTTTTCGATGAACCGGCAAACAAGCTCCGCCTTTGTCTTGTCGAACCGATACGGGAAGCTCCGGAGCCGCTCACGGCTCAGGTCGTCCAGGTGGCGCCGGCATGCTGCGCGGACGAAGCGGCACGCAGGCGCCTTCCCCGATACGACATCCCGGGCGTATCGAGCCGCCATGACAACGTGAGGAGCTGCGGCCATTACTTGAACTCCGCGAAGGGATCGGCCTCGTCTGGCTTCCGAGACGAAGACACCTTCGAGCGAGCCGCCGGGGTCATGCCGAACTCGACCATCAGCCGATGCATGATGCCGATGGCTTTATGCACGATGCCGACGGCCGGATGTTGGATCACGTTGCCCTTGTCGGTCACGATGAACATCCCGTCCTTCGCGATCTCGTCCTGTGCATCTCGGTATCGGGCATACTCTTCGCAATACAACACCAGCGGATCGCGGTCCACCTTCGTCAGCAGCCCGAGGTCGAACAGGATCGGCGTGAGTTCCTGCCACTTTGTGAGCGCATGACCGGTCAGGTGGGCCGGAGGAGCTGGCATTTCAGGCGACGGCTGCGGCTCATTCGGAACCATCCGCCCCGGCCTGGCGGTCCCCTTGATCAGCTTTAATTTTGTCGGAAGCGGCTTCCTGCCCATGTTTTACCCCCTATCGTTATTTTGGCTGTGTAAAAATATGGCCCCACCCAACGGTCTCCAGCCGCACGGCTACAGCGATTCGATACCCCCTACCCCCTGCCGGGGCTGTCTGCTGCTGGCTTTTTGGCATTTCCAGCCGCGCGGGCGAGCCTGCCGTGCGTGCGTGCGTGGCATCGCTCGCACAGAGCCCGCATGTTGCCTGCATCGAGGCGGGCGCCACCTGAGCGGAGCGGAGCGACGTGGTGAACCAGCGCCGCAGGCACCACGAGCCCGGCTGCCTCGCAATCCTCGCAGAGCGGGTGAGCATGTAGATACTCAAGCCTCACGGCCTGCCAGTCGCGATCGTAACCCCGCGATGCGGCAGACCCTCGTTCTCGCTCCCGGTGGCCCCGGTGCTCCTGGCACAGCCGCTCGCCCGCCGGGATCATCGCCGTGCAACCGACGGCCCCGCACGGATGGAGCGACGGAGCCGCGTGCTGATCGCAATACCTGCCGCGCGTCAGCCTCGGGCACCCGGGGCGGGAGCATGGGCGAAGGGGGAGCTGGTTCATGGCTGTTTCTCTTTCTCCTCCTCATCCGTCTGCATCGTCTCCGGCTCTCGCCCCGACGCTCGATCGAGAGCACGTATCGCCTCGCTTCGGGTCATGCCGATCTCTCTGGCGATGCCAGCGAAGTAGAGCAGTAGCAGCCACACCCAGATGATAAATGGCTGCCGTAGCCAGCGGGGCAAGGGGCGAGGCAGGTTGTCCGACTTCGGGAACCCCATGGACAGCTCTGAATAGCCCCATGCGTCATCGGGATAGATATAGACGGCGGTATTCCAGGTGTAGTTACAGAACCACATGCGTCCTCCTCGCTTTTCTCCTTCGATACCGGCGTATCGAACTGGCGGCACGGGCTTTGGCACGCCACTTTCTGATCGCCTTCTTGCGGATGTCGTCCGGGAACAGGTCGAACATCCGACGCACCAGGCGGGACATCGAGGCCTTGAATGCGGCAGCGATGGCGACAATGTCGGTGTGCCAATCGTGAATGGTAAATGACCACGGTCCTGATGTATGATTCGTGTCTTCGGTCATATTTTTTAATTCCTCTTCTGGAACATGAACACCGCCCGGACGCGGTGGTTCGTGCTTTTCACCATGCCGATCCGACGCCTCTCGTTTCGCCTTGTTCGTGCTCATTCCCCGCCTCCTGGCATCTCTGCCTTCTCTATCATCAGCCCCGCCGCCATGAGCGCGGCCTCGGGTGTTGGCCCGGATTCCCACTCGACTTTGCCGGCCCCGTCGTGTCTGGCGGCCATATACTCATCCGCCCATTCCAGCGCTGGCATGACGCCCGAGAGCGGATCGATCGCGCCATACCGGACGACCCTTCGGACCTTGCGGAGTTCCCAAAAATCGTCGCGCCGCACGGCCCGGCCCAGCGCGGCATCGGTTTTCAATTCGTGAATCTTCATCAGGATTTCTTCATTGTCGCGCTTGCAACCAAGCTCTTTCACAACATCAGCGACAATTTGCTCGCTCAGGTATGATCTCGCCTTCCAGTATTCTTCTGCGTTTGCAAACATACTCATGGTCAGGTTCATTTCATCTCCACCTCGATCAGCTTCCTTGCCAGCCGCACGGCCTCGGCAGGCTTGTTGCATTTAAAGACTTCCAGCAGCTCGGCAAGCAGCCGGTTGTGGGCTGCGTGTTCGAGCGCGATCTGCTTATTAAGCCGCCCGATCTCCCAGTCTGGGGCTGACATGCTTCCCTTTGCGGCCTCGCGCCGCAATGACTTGTTCTCCTCCACAAGCGCGGCGATCTTCTCCACCAGCTCATCATGCATCAGCTTGCCGGTCGGGTCGCCGACGACGCGCCGGATATCGACGAGGCACCCGATCTGATCGTTGATCGTGTTGCCGGGGCGGTCGTTCCATGCGCGGATCGCGGCGGCGCGGCTCCGAGCGAACGAGCCGGCAGAGCTGCACACCTCGCAATATGCGCGGTAAAATGACTTGGTCGCGCCGTCATCGCTCGCTATCTCAATCTCATCTCCCCCGCAGAACGGGCACGGGCGCAGCTTGGTCTGCTTGCTCGGCATCTTCCTTCCTCCTTTTGTAGCGCTGGCAATACTTGCCATCATCCGGTGATGTGATCTTGCCATCGACCGACAGCCAGAACGGCGCAGCCCTCGGCCACCACGTGCATAGACCTTTGCCGGGCCATAACGTCAGATAGTCCTGCCAGTGTCGGCATGCGGCGCAGGATCGCTTCGCGCGGGTCATTCTCTTCCCTCCGCCTTCCTGAGCGCCTTCCGAGCGGCAAGGCAACTGGTAGAGTGCAGATCATCCGGGTCTTGCCAGTTCATGCGCGGGCAGCAACAGAACCTTATGTCGTCAGGGTGGCGGCTAAACCTTTTCAGCCTCTCGATCTCCGCATCCTTCGCCGCGAGGGCGGCGCGGAGGCTGGCTATCTCTTCGTCTGCACCGCAGTTCCGGCGTTCGTTGGCCTTCTTCAATCTCTCGTGCATCTCTTGTATCATCCCTTCTCCTTTCAGTCCCGGAGCCTTCGGATACATACTTCGTACAATCTCCGCGCACTGTAGTAGAGTCTTTTTTCTGGCGTAGGCGGCGTAGGCGGAGGCGGTGGCGGCGGCGGCGGAGGCGTAGACGTAGGCGGTGGCGGTGGCGGCGTAGGCGGTGGCGGCGGCGGCGTAGGCGGTGGCGGCGGCGGCGGAGGCGTAGACGTAGGCGTAGGCGGAGGCGGCGGAGGCGGTGCGTCTTACATCGTCTAAAGAGGCCCCATCCTGTCCTCGCGCCCATGCTTCGGCCATCTCTATCGCGGTCAGAGGGCGCTGCTCGCCAGCAGGAATATGATCGAGTGACAGACGTGCGCAGGCACACGCCGCCAGAACCAGCTTTTTCCGGCTCTTCGACTCTGGCGGCCCGACCAAGCGCCCAAGCAGCCAGAGCATCCAGTCGCCACGCTCACACCTATCCCATGCCTCTTGCATGGTTCGATAAGACCGGGCATACTCTACGCCTTCGTCACAGGCGCTCATGCCTATCAACTTCTCGATGATTTTCTTGTTCACCTTTCTTCTCCTTTCATTCCTCCTCTGGTTCTGAGGGCTGAGATCGTCCAGGTGATGGCCTGGCCATTTTTCACCTGTTCGCCGGTGGCTCGGATGACGGACCATCCGAGGATCGCGGCGGCGGAGTATTTTTCGCAGTCTGCCGAGAACCCGGAGCCGGTGGTATGCCGTCCGCCGGCGTGAGCGGCTCCCTCGATTTCGACGGCCAATTTGAGAGAGGGCCATGCGAAGTCGAAGCGCCATTTCCTGGCATCGCAGAACTGGTATTCCCGGCGATGGGGTGGCGTTTCTCGGGAAACGAGTTGGAACTCGAAAAGCGCCTCGAGGGGCGACTCGTTTTTCCTGGTGGCGGCAGCGGTCTTTTTCATGCCGTCACCTCGGAAACTCGTCGAAGGCACTGACGACTTTTCTCGTTGATCTGGTGCTGATTTCCGGCGAAAGTCGTCAAAGTCGTCAGAACCATTTTCGACGACTTTTCAGCCGCTCCTGATCTGTGTTTCCTTATATATTTTTTATTAGAAAAAATAGGGGGTATATATATATAGAAGAAATTTATATAAAAGGCCCCCTGGGTGGTCACTTTTATACCCCCCCTATTTTTCCGACGACTTTCCCATAAAACTCGCTCCTGATCTGCGAGAAAAGTCGTCAGAAAGTCGTCAGTAGCAACAGACGAGTTTCGACGACTTTCAATGTGTCTCATGACTTTCCTCCTGGCCGTCTGCTGGAACGCAATAAAGCGTCGTTTCGAATCCGCGCTTGGGCTTGAACGTCCGAGTGAACACCATGCCCTTGGAGATCAGGCCCTTGATGAGCTCGTTGAACTTGTATTCCGGCAAGCACACGGCCCTTGCCAGCTCACGAACCGACAGCCCAGGCCGGTCTTCCGTCGCCCTGGCCTTGATGGCCCGGACAACCCGCTGCTCGTTCGCGTGCCACTCCGACCCGGCGATGTTGTCGCGGATGCCGTCGAGGGTCTTCTGACAGGCGAACTCCGCGAAGGCGATCGCCCAGGCGGCTGATGTCGCTCCGATCTGCTTCGAAGTTCCTGCCGCCCCGTGTTCGCTCATGTGATGGATCAGGGCCAGCTTGAGGGCGTGCTCGTGAACTCGGGCATAGATCGAGGCGTGGCAGCCAGAGCCGCGGGCGTCGTTCTTGAGGGTGTGGTATTTCAACCGGATCGGATCCAGGATGCCGGCGGCTTCCTGGGAGAACCTCACCCGGATCGGAACCGGCCGGATGTCGTCGGCAACCTCGAGGTCTCCGGCGTTTGGATCCTTCCCCGGATCGATGGCCCACAGGGCATTGATGGCGTCGGTGAGATCAGCCGGCACGTCGGGGTTGTTGTCCGACTTCGGCATCGGAGCCGGGTCTTTGTTCTCGAGGATGAGCAGGCGGGCGAGGAATCCGTTGGTGCCATCCGACTCGCTCAGGCTTCCCCAGAACTCTTCCGGTGTCGACGCCCCGTAGATGCTGAGATGGTGCCATGGCACGGTGAAATTCAGCTTCTCGTCGGCGTATACCTTCCGCTCGCTTCGGTCGGTTCCGGAGAACAGCTTCGTGAGGATCCGGGGGATTTCGGCCCTGGGGTCCATTGGGTTTTTCAGCCCCCGAAGGAGCATGCCGATTTCGTCCAGCGAGATGAGCATCCGATGATGGCCTTTCGAAGCCAGTGCCTTGAGCACCGCCGCAGCGCTCGAGAGTTCGGTGACGCTCTCGAGGATGGCCGCGTTGCTGTTCCTGATGATCTGGGGCAGGCCGGATATCGGGGCATTCTTCCCGGAGCCGGAGTATCCCAGGGCGATCACGTAGAGATTCGTTCGGAGGCCAGACTCCGTCATGACCCGCTGGCCAACCAGGGCCCCGACGAGAGCCGCCGCCGCTCCGACGTTGAACAGCGGAATCGATGCCGCGCTCGAAATCTCGATGTAGTCCATGATCGATTGCATCAGCCCGCCCGGCTGAAGGATCTCGACCGGGACGGTGGCGGTCTTGCCTGATCCGATGAACGGCTCGAACAGGTCGTCAACCGGTCCTCCGGAGATAACGGAGTTCGGATCATCGAGCGGATGATTCCGGATGTGCGTCTTGAAGACACTCTCCACCGTCGTCCTGATTTCCCGATCGCCCATCGGCGGGCGGCATTGAGCGCCCCAGCCTCGGGCCAGGACGAGCGCTTCCTCGAGCGACACGCGCCCGACCAGCTTCCCCACCATGGAGGTCAGGGTTTGGTTGCGCCCGCCCTCCTCGGCCGGCAGCCGATCAGACATCCTGGCTGCCGCAACACGAGACAGGTCAAGGTTGAGATTCCCCGGCCGGGTCATCGCGACCGCATCTCTGATCTCGTTCGGGTTGAGTTCGGAAAGATCATCCCAGCCATTCAGGCCGTCGCGATATACCCACGTATACCGTCGCCCCGTCTGATGAAGCGACGGAGGGGCCACGACATACCCGCCTTCGGCCTTGACGTCCACCTTGGGGCGGAATCCATTCGCCGACTGGATGATGAGCCCCTGGGGAAGTCGGTAGTAGCAGTGGCACCCGTTTTCCCGACCTGTCGCGACATACAGCGAGGTCCGGGGCAGATTGTCGCAGATCCACCGCGCGCCGATCTCCCCGTCGCCGTCGACGACGATGATTCCCGAGATGGACCCGGTGACGATGGCGATATTCGCGTCTGGCCAGCGTTCGAACCACTGGTATACCTCGTCCTCGGAAGCCTGGCGCTTCTGGAATTGCTTCCAGGCGATCAGTGGGCGCTTGTCGGTCCCGACTGGGATCACGGAAAGCCCCTGGTCGAGATACTCGAGCGCCGCATTGAGGCATGGGTTATTTGTCGTCATATCGTGCGCCATCTCAAAATGGGGTTTTCCCGATGAAGGACCATTCGGGGCAGCAGAGAGAAATGTTGCTCAGCTCAACGGGGTGCGCCTGGTGCCGGCACGCCGGCTTGAAGCTCGGCGGCGTCAGGGCGAAGTAATGGCAATTCCGGCACGACGAGGTTGTTTGAATGGCCTCTTTAGGCTCCCAACAATGGAGCCGATACGAGCACCATTTGCATTCCAGGCATTTCGGGTCGTCGAAGCCCTTGGCTGGGACGTTCTGGGTGCCGTCGTCGTTGTGCGTGGTAAGGATCTTGGCCGCCTTTTCCTTGGCTGCTGCGAACGCTTCCGGCGAGAACCGGACGATCTCCGAATAGATGGCCGAATCGTTCTTGTTCATGACCATCAGCAGGGCATGGTTCAGGCCGCGATACCCCATGTAACATTGCATCTGCGTGAAGTAGGTAGGGTTCGATTTCTCGACACCGTGGCGCTCGAAGTCCTCAATTTTGTTCTTGTTCGCGCTCTTACACTCGAGGATCCCCCAGGGCGAACCCTCGAGAGTCCGAAGCCTGACAAGGCCGTCGCAATGGCCAGAGAAGAACCCGCCGCAGTCCTCGAACGAGAGCTGCTTGTCGGGATAGGCGTTTTGCAGTTCGTATCCAGCCAGCCGGAGGTTCCTGATGATGACCTGCTCAACGTGGTCTCCGAGCTCGAACAGGATCAGGATCCTGCCGTCCCACGGGGCCGGGGTGAACTTCCGCCAAGAAAACCAGATGGCCAGATCGCACGGTTTGCCAATCTCCGACATGCCGAGGTAGCCCCTGGAGTCGCGTCGGTTTTTCGCTGCCGCCTCGTATATTTCGAGGGATATGTCGGAGTCTTTTTTGATGTTCAGCATTACCATCCTGCGACCCTCCAGTATTTGCCGTCCTTCCGCAGGGGAAGCTCGGGCGGGATCTCGATCCTTGCGACTCCGGACTTGAGACGGGAAAGCGCTTCATCGGTCGATCGTGGCGCAGGTTCCTGCCTGACGCATGCCTTCCACCACTTCCCGGCATACCAGGCGGCCGGACCGTCCCAGGAGAAGTAATGTGATGCGACGATGGGGAAAAGGGTGCCGATATCGGCCTTGATATCTACCCTTACGGTTTCCCGGCCAGACGCCGCTCGGTGCTGGTTGACCGTCGCCTCGAGGATCTTCCCGGTGATGCCCATGGGCTCCCTGACGGCCGCATCGAGGTTGAGCTCACGGAGGGCAACCGGCTTCGCTTCGGCAATGTCCTTCGCCCGAAGCACAGCGCCACAATGTGGGCAGGTCCATTGCCGCGCGGGGCATTCGAGCCCGCATTCCGGGCACGTCTGATCGGGAACCTTCTCCTGCTCTTTCTTGGACAGCTTACCGTTCCGGTAGGCCGGGAGTTTCGGATCCCACGGCGGCCCGTGCCGGTCGAAGTTCCCGGCGAGATCGAGAACCAGGACGTCACGTTTCCCTGGGTGAATCCGAAGCCCGCGCCCGACCATCTGAACGAACAGCGCCGCCGAAAGAGTCGGACGCGCCATCAGGATCAGGTCGGTGGCCGGTTCATCCCAGCCCTCGGTGAGCTGCCCGACGTTCACGATCACCGACAGGGCCCCGGCCGAGAATGCAGACAGAACGCTTTCCTGCTTCTCTTTCGGGAGTTCAGAATGAACGCAGTCGGCCATGATGCCGCGATCCTTGAACGCTTCAACCAGGTCTTCGGCGTGGGCGATGTCGACCGCGAACACGCAACAGCGGGTGCGGCCGGCAGAGTATTTCCGGTAGGCATCGACGGCCGATGTGATGTGCCGGGTGTTCCGCATCACTTCCGAGAGGGCCAGGGCGTTAAACTCGCCGGCCGTCGTCTTGACGCTCGCGAGATCCACCGATACGGCCCTGTCTTCGACGAAGACACGGAGGGGGCAGAGATACGGGGCGTCAGGGTTCGCGTCGTCAGGCTGAACGCGCTGGAGGTCGAGAATGGTCTGCTGATGATCGAGCGCATCGAACCAATTCGGCCGCTCTCCTTGTTCGTGTTTGCACTCGTCGCCGTAGATCATGCCGTGATTCAGGCGGTAGGGCGTCGCCGTCAAACCGAACAGGCGCATCTCGGGGTAATAGGCCAGCATGGCGTTCAAAAACTGCCGATATTGGCTGTCGACCGTGCGCGGCGGGAGCCGGTGGGCTTCGTCGACGATGACGAGATGAAACGGTGGTATCTCTCCGACGCGGCGGGCCAGTGTCTGGACCGATCCGAACACGACCGGCGCAGTGACGTTGACGTCCTTCGACGCGGAGGCGCACGCGATCCCGACCTTGGCTTCCGGCCACACCTTTCGAAGCTTGTCGGCATTCTGCCTGACGAGAATTTCCCGGTGAACCAGGACGCAGATTCTCATGCCTGGATAGTTGGTCAGGAAGCGCTTGATGAGCTGACAGAACATGATGGTTTTGCCGGCCCCGGTGGGGGCCTGGGCAAGAACGAATTGCTTGGCCTTGAATGCCTCGCAACAGTCCTCTAGGAGTTGATTTTGCAGCGGCCTGAGTGTATAATTCATTTTGCGTTGCGTATTTGCCTGTTCGAGACGCCCCGCCGGTTGATTGCCCCGGCGGGGCTGTTCTTTTCAGATCACTTCGACCACGGCATGACCGGAGCTGCCGATGCCTGCGGCATGGCGGCAGGCGGAACAGTCGGAAGCGCCTGGGTCGTCGGGAGCGACTGGCCAGGAATGGCCGGGGCCGTCATCGGCGGAACAGCAGCCGAAGCAGGAACCGGGGAGTGATGAACCGCGACCGGATTGAACATGGTGATCTTGTTGCGGGGGCCGTATTGCTCGTCGTTCTCGATCTTGACGCGGATCGCCAGCCGGAGGCCGTGGAGTTCTTCGCTATCTCGGATTATGTCTGGATGCGGATGCCCGGCGGCTGATGCCAGTCCCTTGAGCCGTCTTTGCGCGATCTCATTTTCCAAAACGAACTGTTCCCAGATCTTCCGGCCGATCAGATGAGCAGAAAAGCCCGAGGCGCCGTTGTCCTCGACGGCCATCTCGACCTTGAGCATGGGTTTCCCGCTCTTGGTCGTCACGACATCGCTGTCGACGATCTTGACCTGATATTCACCAGGGGGAAGGGGCTCGTAATTTCCGGACGCTTTGACGTTGCTGAGGTTTGCGTTGATGATTGCCATGTTCTTTTGTTCTCCTTATGCGTTTTCTTCGAGGATCTTGGACTTGATCATGGAAAGGTTCGGGGTTTCGACCAGGGCGAGTTTGCCGGAGCGGTCCTTGCCGGGGAAGCGATCGTAGGGCTGGGTAACGAAGAACCGGCCTTCCTGCCCGTTCGGATCCTTCAGCGAGGTCATATAAAAAACCTCGTCGAAGTAGGACGGAAGGCGCTCCTTGAGAGCTCCGCCGCTGATCTGCGGACCGACGAAACGACGGTTGAGGTCGTCTTTCTCGATGGAGTCGAGGCAAGTAAAGACCACGTTATAGTTGGTCAGATCGCGGAATCCCTTGATGAGCGCGGTCATCTTGTCGCCGTATTCTCCCCACATGGGGAAGCTGTCTTTCCGGTCGGGGTATTTCGCCCTCATCGCTTCGACCGCTCGAGCGGCAATCTCGGTGAGGGAGTCGACGAAGACCCACCGATACCTGGCCTTCGCTTCGACGTTCGTGTTCAGGAACGTGAAGACTTCGGCCATGTCCTGAAAGCTGCCGACCTCATAGCCCTCGATCCGGCCGTTCTTCACCAGATCACGGACGCACAGGAGACCGGCCTCGGCGCTCACGACGCATACGCGATCACCCTCCGGGATGGTGCGGATGAGAGATGTTTTCCCGATGCCTGCCGGGCCGATGACGAGGCAGCAGAAACGGGAGTTCGTTTCGATCGTGATGGGTTTGAGTGCCATTATTCGCCCTCCAGTTCAAACGGAGCCGGTTCGGGTTCGGGGGAAAGATTCTCGTATGAGATGGCAGCCTTGCCCGGTTTCACCGTGCGGGCCCACTCGATGGCCTTCGCCATCTCGGGATCTGCGGCTGCGAAGGCTTCGACGGCCTTCTTCGAAACCGGCTTCATCTCGGCCTTGAACGCCTGGAAGAACCGATCGTCACCGATGACGCCGCGGAGCTGGTTCAACTTCTCCTGGTCCCATGACTCGTTGAACCGGCGGCTCACGGTGAACTTGAAACCCTCGCTCTCGAAATGGCCGGTGTTCGATCCGAGTTCGAACTCCGCCGCGCTCTCGACGACCGGCCGCAATTCCTCGAGCTGCTTCTCGAGCATGGCGATGGTGGCCTTGGTGGATATCCATTTTCTGATTGCGTTGATTGTTGCCTGTTCCATTCAGTGGCTCCTTGTTTGATTGCGCTTTCGCGCTGATTGCCTTAATGCGTAGTCTGCCGATCCATGTCCAACGCCATTTCCCACACATGCAGCGTTACCGGGTGTCTTCCGGCTTCGCTGGCGGCTGCGATGTATTGTTTGTTGGCTGCCGCGTGGATCATCTTGTTCCAGGCGGCTTCTTCTTCTCCGACCAGCAGGATGGGAAGCTGGACGCGCTTCCAGATCGCGTTGGCCAAGAAATTGACGAAGGCCTGTGGGTCGTTGGGGCAGATGTGTGTCATTTCGTCGCCACCTTCCCGAGATACCCGGTCAGGATCTCCCGCAAAACGTCCGTCATGCTGCGCCGTGTGGCCCACGCATGATCTGATAAAGCCTTTTTGGTGGTTTTAGGGATTCGCATGGCGAGCATCGCCATCGGCTCGGCCTTCTGTTTGTTGGCCATGCTGCGTCCTCCTGGTAAAAAGACGAGCCACCAAAGAGCGGGTGAGCGCTCCTCGATGGCTCGTCACACAACACGGGCAAAGCCCGTGCGAGTGTGCTATGATGGACGCCTCGACCTCACCGTCGAGGGTCCGGCGATCCGTCGCCGGCCGTTTGGTTCGGCCGCTTCTGACTCTTGGCAGGGATGGAAGCGGCCCTCTTATTTCCCTTGACTTTTTCAAGTCTCGGGACGATGCTTGTAATACGTGCTTGTTGTGCTTACGGGAATATTATAAAGCCACAGACTGATAAAGTCAAGCCAAGATTTGTTTTTCGCTTCTTGGGATGGCTGTTGCTTTGGTCAGGTGCATGCGCATGAACTTCCGAAGCTGCTCATGCTTGATCGCTGTTGATTCAGAAAAGCCGATGTTACTCTCAACAGGCATGTATTCGTTCTCCCGTGCTTACCATTGTATAACATTGACTCCGGCATCCCGGTGCTATCCCTGACGACCACGGCGTGCCTGCTGGCATAGTGCGGGCAGCTCACGGTCTCGCCGATGACGTTCGCCGCCGATACGATGATGCCGAGGCGGCGGCAGGTGTTCATCTCAGCGCCGTGTCGGTGCGTCGTGGTGACGCGGTGCTGACACGACATGCAGGTCGGTTGAAGTGTGTCCATCTCTATCCTCCTCGCGCCGGTAGCCCCCGGCTCGCTCACCACTTGGCAGGTGACGCCGAGGATCACTTGTCGATCTTCATGTTGCCCATCGACCCAGCCGCAACGCCTTCTCTGGCAAGCTGGGCACGGGCCTTGATCTCGACGGCGAGGCTTGTGTTGATCTGATTCGCGCATCCGATCACGCCGCGCATTGCATCGCCAGTCAGCCGCCCTTCCATCGCGTCGATCAGGCACTTGGCCAGCGTTTTTCTCAGTTCTCCAGTGGTTTCCATGCTTTTGTCTCTCCTCCTTGTTTTTTGGACCTCATCCAATATTTTGATGAATATTCGATCGCAGTTATATATTCTTGCCAATTCCCAAGACTGGCCTAGCTTTGCGTATCCACAATGAAGCATGCCGGTTCTACTCTTGTGCACATTCAACATAGAGGTTGAATATGCGTATTTCTGCGCTATCGAATGCCATAGATCCATCGCTTCATCAGGGAATAGGTAATGTTTTGACTTGGCTATTCTTGCTAGTATTCTTTCAACCCTGAACGATACCGTCATTCCCCGATAATGATTCAAATGTTTTGGAACCTTGATGTAGTGGTCTCTGTATGCCCGAATAACAAAACCGGCATGGTCGTCGCCCCGAAAGATCAACATCAGAACGGAATGCCGGCGTCTTCAGCCTGCGGTGCCGGGGCGGCGGTGGTGTATTCGCGGTTCGACGGCTCGCCGACCCGGTGCGCGAAGGCCGAACCGAAAGACTTTGCGGATGTAGTCGGTGATACGCATGGTGTTCTCCTCCTCTGCTCTCCTATTCTTTCGAGAAATGTATCTTTGCATGTCGTATCAATTCTAGGTCTCATGCCGCCTTTTTCTCCTCACGCTTTATATATTCCATGACCGCGCGCTCAAGGATATCCTGCATCGTCTCGCCAGCGAGCGCAAGAGCAGAACGGAAGCGCCGCGCGGTAGGCTCAGGAAGCCGGAATCCAAGCTGCTGATATTCCATCGGTATCATCTCCTTCCGGTTCGTTTTTTGTTTACTTGTTATCATTATAACATTTTAACGCCTGGTGGCAAGAGGTTATTTTCATGACCCACCGAACACCGCATCAGACGCGGCTCTCGCATAAAAAAGCCCCGCTTTCGCGAGGCTCTGCGGCTCTGCTTCCGCTGGCTCACAACATCCCTCGTGCGGCATGTGACTCCGCTTCCAGTCTATACGCCTGATATGCGCCTGATGATGCGCTGGTGATCGGCACCTTTCTGAGTCTATGCGCCAGCTATACGCCGTCTATGCGCCTCTGATCCACCCGTGGGCTGCCGTGTAGTCGCAGGCCTGCAATGCGTATGATAACCATCGGAATACCGGAACCTCATGATATCTAGATATCGGCTTGCAGTTCAGAATGTCGGCCACTTCTGCCGGCGACCATCTGCCAGAATGAGTCAGGATGAAGTATGCCGCAAGTGAGTCTTTGCGGATCATCCAGTTAAAACCTGCCACCTCATGCGCGCGTCGATCCTCATGTTTGCCGATGTCGTGGAACCTGGCGGCCCGTAAGAACGAGCGCCTGATCCCGTGATGCGCGCGAACGTGCCGCTCTGGAACTCGTCGCCAATGCCACGCGGCAAGCTCATAGACCGCTTGTGAGTGCTCGATCTGCGTCTCACCGTGGTGATGCAACGCCGGAGATTGCCAGAACTCAACCGGCACCTCCCGCATCCAGGAGCGCCAACCGGGGCGGGTCAGAATCTGCGGCTCCATTCGATGTTCCATTCCGGTTTTCGTCCTACGACCACGCGCACGAGCGCCACCCGGGAGCAGCAGCCATCTCTGGCGTCATGCGGCTATCGCGGCGATACGTGCCCGCGCGATCTCGACGTATTCGGCCTCGCGTTCGATGCCGATGAAGCGGAAGCCCTCCAGCCGCGCGGCCTTTCCAGTGCTGCCGCTGCCCATGAACGGGTCGAGCACCACGCCGCCTTTTGGCGCTACGAGGCAGCAGAGCCGGCGAAGCAGAGGAACCGGCTTTTCTGCCGGGTGCTTGGTCTCCTTCATGTGGCCAGCGAGCCATTTTTCAGATTCAATATCTGGGGCTGATCGATTTCCTATTTTTGCGTCAGGCATTGCCGCGAACATGATGATCTCGTATCTCGTGCGTAGCTGACTAGGCGCGCCTGGCCCAATCCACTCTTTATCCCATACCATGCAATTTGTAGCCGGCATTTCACAAAGAGACAGCGCGCGGATAAGAGTCGGAATGCTTCGCCAGTTCCCAAAAGACAGTAAATATCCTGTCGGCTTTAGAATGCGTTTACACTCTCGCATCCATGCCGAGAACCAATATGCGGAATTTTCCATGTCTGCCCATGTGCCAGCCTTTGCCGTGCTGTTCCCAACGCTTATTGACCCGACCATATACGGAGGGTCGGTGATAACAGCGTCAACGCTTGCATCTGGCATCGTCCGCATGATCTCCAGACAGTCGCCGCAAAAAAGTTGAACCGTCATTTTATCCTCCAAACCCGATTAAAAGCGGGCTACTGATGCTGCCCCGATGCTGACGCGGGCGAGGTCCAGAACTCCAACGGCACCTCCCGCATCCACGAGCGCCAGCCGGGCGTCAGAACGCAGTCTCCCACGCAACGCCCCATTCCCCGCGCTTGTTCGCGCCGATCGAAAAGCCCCCGATAGGCGGCGTCCAGGTCAGCGGGCGGGCGAACCTGCCGCTGGAACCGTCGGGACGCCGCCATTCGTAGGGAGGCTGACGGGCTGCTGCGATGCCTTCATCAGCTTGATACGACCGACAGCGGCCTCGACCTCGGCCCTGAGCCATGCTTCAAACTTGGGCTTGATCGCAGCGGGTATCTCGCCGATCATCGATCGTGCTACCTGCATCGCGTGCGTGAGCGCCTGATTCTTCTCGTCCTCGCTCAGCTTGCCGTCTTTTGCGGCTGCCTTGACGTCATCGACGAGCACCTGGCCGGTTGCAAGCACGGCCACGCCGACCATGCGAGCAGCTGCGATATACCATGCGTCGTCAGCTTTCGCCGCGAGCGACGCGCGCCACGATGAGATCAGGCCGGTGACAGCAGCAGCAAGCAGCGGGATGCCGATCGTGATGAGAGCTGACACAGCGGCTTCGATGATAGGTTGCCAGTTGATGGTCATGGTTGTATATCCTCCTGATTATTTGTCAAAATCGTGATCAGATGCGGCTCGTCCCGCACCGTTGCGGCCATCCTTGCGCTCATCAGCAGGTAACACGCTCGGCACGAGTCGCCGATCTCTCGGGGCTTCCCACAGCTCAAGCAGCTCTCGTCCGATCTCGACGACGAGGGCGATGTCGGCGACTGCTCGGGCTCGGTCGTCTGGCGCTTGCGGCTCACGCATCGACCACAATAAGTTCGGTGGGCTCAGTGATCACCTGGACGAGCTGACCGAGGGCCGACCGGCTTCCCGATACGTCCGGTATGCGATCGCCGTTGATGTCGATGTGCTCCTGGCCGACGAGGATGCAGCCGCGCACCTCGGATGGATAGTTGCCGCGATGGATGAGTATCCACTCCCGGCCTGGAACACCTTCAATCAGCAGATGATCCCCGCGCGACTGCGTCGATCGAGGCACGAGCCGATACCGACCGGCCGGGATGCAACTGACGTGCCGAGCGTTGTCTTTCCACGGCAGTTCGAGCGATGCGAGATCAATCCGGAGGAACGCACCATCGAACACGAGCAGACGCCCGAGCGTGCGATCCCGGAGCTTCTGGCGGCGGATGATGTAGGCGGTCTTCATTGCAGCCATCCCTGCGATTTCAACGCCGCCGATATCACGACGCCGACGATTGAGCCGAGCGTTGCAACGCACGTCCCGACAAGGCCGAAGAACGCGATCAGGACCGAGGGCGAGAACTTGTTGATATGCTCTAAGACCTTTTCCATACTTCCCTCCAGCCGTTCGATTCTGTTCTCATGATCGACGTGATACGGGCATCGGCCTTCCTCGTGCGGCGGCGTCATCTCATTATCTCCTGATAGTATATCAATTATTATACAATACTGCCTAGGCCCGTGTCAACGCTTACCCAGTATCTTTTCGACCACCCACGCCCACGCCCGCGCATACCACGGGAGCGGATCGGCGGTAGCCTCTCCGAGGGTGTAGATGCAGGCCGGCGCGAACCTGGAATACAGCTCCCGGACGGCCTCGCGTGACAGCTCGTGGATCGTGCCATCGCCGAAGTGCCAGCGGGTGCGGCCATCCGAGGCATACCCGGCGAGCACGATCCAGTGTTGGGCAGTTGGATCAGAAGCAGAGAGATGGACCAGCATCACCGTCTGATTCGGCGGCAGCGTGCCGCGCTCGAGTTCCCCCAGCGTCGCGAGGTCGAACCCGATCCCGAGACGCTTTGCAACGGCCTCGTGCTGCCCTGGCGAGTCCATCAGATTGTCCCGCACGTCGCCATGCCCAGCCCAACCCCACGCCCGAAACACCCGCTCCCGCGCCACGGAAAGCGAGATCCCCGCGGCCTGCGCGAGGCACCACGCCACGGCGTCAGGGCCGCAGGATTTGGGTTCGGTCTGCCGGTAGGTGTTCACTTGTCGTCAGCCGCGCCGCAAAGCCGCTCGTCGAGCTTCGCGAGAGCATAACCCTTTTCCCAGAGATTGCCGACGCCGTTCAATTCGTGCGGGCCGGACAGCTCGATCACGTCGATAGGCGACTTCCCGGCTTCACGGGCGGCCTTGCTCGCGAACACGTCGAGGATGACGGCGAGGTTGCCCTTCGTCGCGTTGATCTGCCGGATGTTCACGTATGCGTTCTGGACACCGGACTTGTCGTGGGTTTTGATGAGTGCCATGGTTGTATTCTCCTTAGTGTAGTTTCGCCTGAATCGCCTTGATGGCGGATTTCAGCTCGTCGATCTCTCGTTCCTGCTTCTCGATCTTCCGGAGGAGGGCGGCGTTGTCGCTCGTGCGCCGCTGCACCTTGGCATGGAGTTCTTTGATGGCCTGGAGCAGGAGCGGCGTCATTTTCGAGTAGTCCATGCCGTCGGCGTATCCGGGCGCTTTTGTGTCCCAAACTACGATCTCGGGGAGATACTTTCCTACCTCTTCGGCGATGAAGCCCACGCCAGGGTTCCCGCCGTGCTCCTTGTCCCATGTGAAACGCAATCCTTCGAGCTTGTCGACGATGCCGAGCGCGTTCGATATGGGCTTCCTGTTTTTCTTCCAGCGGATTGAGGAGGATGTGCCGTAATCGGTGCCGGAGCCATAAGCGTAGAAATCGTATCCCCCGGACGGTCCCATGCCAACAACGCCTCTGCCGCCGGAAGCGTCTGAAACGCCCATGACTCCAGATCCGCTTAAGCCTGCTGACGTATCGCCACATTGCCCATAAAGGGCCATGCGGAGAGAGCCGATTGAACTGCAATATGAGTTTAAGCCTATACCATTGGTCGTATTCCCGACGTTAAAACATCCGTATGAGTCACGCAAGACAAGAGTATTTGCCGTTCCGCTCGTGCTCGGCGCATATCCATCCACCGTGTCCGCGTCCAGCCCCGAGCCGCTCCCGTCAACCGTCTTGATCTTCGTGAGCACGTCGGAGGCCGTGTAAGACGAGGAAGGAAGCGCGTTGTCTGCCTTCGTCCCCTGCGCTGCCGTGGCGAAATCGGAGGCGTGCTTTGTGTCGAGAGTATCCGCATCCAGCCCGCTCCCAGCGCCGTCGTTTCCGGAGGTCCAGACGGTGTTGCCGTTGTGCGTCAGGGTGCCGTTGGACAGGATGCGGGCGGCGTAACCAGCGGAGCCGAACGTCGATACGTTTGCTGAACTCAAAAACATCATGTCTACGAGGCCGCCAGAGGAGTTGATGCAGCGATACCCGTAGTCGTTTGGGACGACAAAGCGCTGCGCGTATGCCGACCCATTCACCTGCAACTTGTTCGTGCCGTCGTCGGTCGTGGTGCCGATGAGGAAGTTGCGGTTATATGTCAATCGCATTCCCTCATTTCGGTTTGTGCCGTTGTCTGTGCAAAATACTAGAGATAGATATCTATTTGAAGTGCCATGGCTGATTGCTCCGATGTATCCAATCCTGTTTTTGCTGTCGCCAGAGATGTTGAACTGTATTCCCGAGCTTGTTCCAGCCGTAGCTGCATTTGTTAGCCCTAACTGACAGTTGGATGCGTCCGGCGCACCCGCCCCGTAGGCTGTCGTTACCCCCACTTCAGATCTAAGTCTAAAAGGGTAAGCATCCGCTCCGATGCCGACGCTGCCACTGAATTGGCTGCTCCCGTCATACGCGATGCGGAACCGCTCTGTTCCTGCGCCGGTGTAGAAAACATGGTCGCCCGTGCTGACGTTGCCTGCGTAATAACGGGCTACGCCGCCATAAGACGATTCCTCGTTGCCGTAGAGGAATAGGGCCGCTCCTCGGGCGTTATCAAGCCCGCCGCCCCCGCAAGCGCCAACGTAACCCGTATCAGCCCCGTCGCTCGTGTTTCTGAGGATGCCGTAGTTACCAGAGAATTTCAGGCTCCCCGTCATCGCCCGGCTTCCGTCCAGGCGCAGGAGGAGGGCGTCAGAGGCGTTGAACGCGCTGGCGTGGTAGCCGTCGAGGAGATCGGCGTTGAGGTTTGTATTGAGCGTGCCGTTGCTGCGCGGAATGTTGCCAGAGGCGTTGCCGACGCTCAGCCCCGCAACGGTCCCGGC